AGAGGGGCTCGCCACTTCATCCGCCCATGACAACTGCATCAGCGTTTTGCCAAGGCCAGTATCTGCAAAAATCGCAGCGCGACCACGACGAGCGGCCCATGTTACAATGGCGTGCTGAAAATCAAACAGGTTTTCATTCAGTGATTCAGGGTTATGGCCAGTAGGCACTTCTGTTTTAATTTTGCGATTAACAAACTCTTGATAGTCCATTTTTTTTCTCCGTTTGTTGTGTTGCCGGGATGCGCTCCCGGCGGGCGACAACGTGAGCTTTGCCAATTTACTCAACCACCGCCAAACACCCACGCAGCGCCAAACACCCACGCATTGTCAGACACCCACGCAGCGCCAAACACCCGCGCATTGCCAGACACCCACGCATTGCCCTCGTGGCTGAGATTGGATTCCGTTTCGAGATATCATCCCAAATCGCCAGCTTTCACGTCGGCAAAATCGCGCAATGCTTTGATGCGGTAAAGCGTAATGTTATTTAAACCGATTGTGGTTTCGGTCAGTTCAAATTTTTTGTCAGTCATTGTTTTGCCTCCTTGTTGTGTTGCCGGGATGCGCTCCCGGCTGGCGTAAATGCTATTCCCAATTGAACGGATCAGCCGCCTTTTGTGCGGGTGCTGCCTGAGCCGGTGCATGTGTAAACGATGCACGGTACTCCATCGCCGATTCAAACTCGTTCGATTCGTATCCGTTGCTCTCCCGAACCTTTACGCCCAGTAAGAACTTCTTACCCTTGATCTCGGACAGCTTTCCCATCTTGGCAATGCCAAGCGCCTTATAAATGCGGCCCACTTGTTGTTGTGCAATCTGCGCCCAAGTGTAAGGTTTTCCGGTCTTCTGGCTCACCTGATCGCGCTTATCGGCTAGACTAAAACCAATATCAATCAAGCGTCCTTGTTCCGGCCCTTCCAGAATCTCAAAAAAGATATGCGTCACGGGCGGGTATTTTGTGCCGTCCTTGCCGGTGATCTGCTTAAGATCACAATCCACAATGTGAACGGCATACACGCCAGCTGGTACCACTGGGACGCGCACATCAGTGACAACATCGGCAACGTCAATGCCGCCAAAGTCTAAATCAAACATGGGTTAGTTTCCTTCCGTTTTGCCATTATAGGCGTTGATAAAATCCTGCCAATTCAGCGGCAGGCGATCCGGCAAAGCCGTGCGGCTGCCAACAACAGCAATTCGGCTACCGCCAGAAATCAAAACACGCTCGCCTTGAACCTTCTGGCCTGTGGCAAGAGTTCGCGTCTCCAGTCGGGCAAACAGCAGCATATCTGCCCATTCACGTATCACGGCTTCCGCTTTTTCGTGTAATTTCATCACAAACCGATCGTAGCCTTCCGCATCCGGCTCTTCGATGCGCTTGCAAACGCTATGCGCCAGCAGAATCACCGTCATGCCCTTTGCCGCCCGCAGCCGATCAAGGCGCAAGCAGATGTCGCGGAACACGTTCGCAGCGGCAATGTAGCCTTGTCCGTAGCTGGTTCGCTCGTTCTTCTTGTCCGTGATGCTGGTAGCACCGTACTTGGCGCAAATGTCCTCATGCACCATGCGTTCCAGCCAGTCCACCGTATCAATGCACACGGCCTTAAATGGATGATCCTGTTTTGCGAGCGCCGTCAGCACCTCGACAAACGAATGCTCACCGTCACGCTGCGCTGCAAAAGATGTCACCTGTGCGCCGTTGTATCGGTCGCCCAATTCCCGGCGCAAATAGTCGTGGCCGTCTTCGGTATCGATAAAAAACACATCCGGGCATTGCGCCGAAAACGTGCTCTTGCCAACCTTCGGCTCACCATACAGCACAATGCGCGGCGGCTTGGGCGGCTTGGTTTGGCGCTTTGTCAGATCAATCATTTTTGACTCCCTTTGTTTTGTCGTGTTGACAGTTAACTGGAAAAGTGACAACCTGTCAACGTCAAAAACAACGATAAGGGCAAAAAAATATGCGTACCCTCAAGGAAATCCGGGCGGAACTGTCAGACCGTCGCCTGAATGTGGTTGCCAAAGCCACGGGGCTGCATCGGGAAACCATCTACCGCATCATGCGGGATGAAAACTATGTGCCAAGTCTCAGCACCACGGTTGCGCTTGACAACTATCTGAACACAAAAAAGGCCTGAAAAATGACTGTTTTCGCAGATTATGGCCGACGGCTTTGGGAGAGCGGCCTGTCGGTTATCCCGTTGCGTTCGGGTGAAAAGATCCCGGCTGTCAAAGGTTGGCAAATCTATTGCCAGCGGCCAGCGGCAGAATCCGAGATTGATGAATGGGAGGGCGTTTACGGATCGGGCGGAATCGGCCTGTGCACCGGGCCAGCGTCCGGTATTGTGGCGCTGGATTTTGACGAGGACGTGGACGGCCTCCACGCCAAGATCAAGGCCAAGCTGCCGCCGTCGCCTGTGAGAAAACGTGGCGCACGGGGGGAAACGTGGTTTTACAAAATCCAGGACGAGCGCAACCGGAAATGGTCAAAAGATGGCAAGTGCGTTCTTGAACTGCTTTCCATTGGGCGGCACACCGTGCTGCCGCCGTCGATCCACCCAGACACGCGCCAGCCATACACTTGGCTCACCCAGGACACCCTGGGCGATGTTGAGTTGCCGCTACTACCTGTGGATTTTGTCAAGGTGGTGGATGATCTTATGGGCGTCACCCGCCTGATGCCACCTGTTAGATCAGACCTGCCGCCGCCCGATGTGGAAGAGGTGCGCCGGGCGCTGGATCATATCAGCTGCGAGCCGTATCAGGACTGGGTGGACTGCGGCATGGCGCTGCACAACGCCTTTGGCGATGCCGGGTTCCAGGTGTGGGATAACTGGTCGAGCCGAGGTAGCACATACAAGCCTGACGAAATGCCGCGCAAGTGGGCCAGCTTTGGCAAGTACAAGGGCCGCCCGATTGATATCGGAACACTGTTTCACCATGCTATCGGGCAGGGGTGGCTGCCAACACCGCCGGATGATGACGAGTTCGATGCAACGGCCTTCATGCAGTCGGTGGAAGAACACGTCCGGGCCAAGCAATCCGGGCTGCCTGTGTGCATGTTGCGCGCCCCCGGCTATGTCGGGATGTTGAGGGATTGGATCGAATCCACCAGCCGCCGGGAAACGCCGCTGCTGTCTATGGCTGCGGCCATTGCCGGGGCCGGGGCCGTGTATGCGCACAAGATCCGCACTGAAACGGATCTTAGAACTAACATGTACACCCTTGGCATTGCCGCATCGGGCACGGGCAAGGATCACGGGCGGCGGTGTTTAGACAGTCTCCTAAACGCTTGCGGAACAGAAGCGGCGGCCATGATGACGGGATCGTTCTTCTCGGAATCCGGGATCGTTATGGCGCTGCATAAACGCCAAGGCCGGGCGCTTTCCATCATGGACGAGATGGGGAAGGAGTTGGAGAAATTAACCCACCGGAATGCCACGGTGCAATCCGAGGTTTTGACCACGCTCACCAAGCTGGCAACCAGCGCCACAACGGCGTACCGGGGCCGGGAGTATGCAGACGAAAAGATCGAGACCAAGGTCATTCAGGATCCATGCCTGTCGGTTTATGGGATGTCCGAGCCTGAAAGTTTTTTCGCGGCGCTGAAGAGCCGTGATGCCAGTTCGGGCTTCCTGCCACGCTGGTTATTGTTCCAGTGCCCTGACGGCCTTCCCAAGCGCAAACAGGGCGGGTCTGTGGAACAACCGCCTGCCGCGCTTTTGTCCATAACGAACCATATCCTGTCGGGCGGCCTGAATCAGCCAACGCGGGATGATCCGTTTGCGGGGTTGCGCCCTGCCACCATCCCCATGACCGACGGTGCCCGCCGGATGTGGGATGCGTTAGTGCTGGATATGGACGAGCGGTGCGATAAGGCGATCACCCACAAAACAGGGTTGCATGTCGTTTATGGCCGCGTTGCTGAACATGCGGCCAAGCTGGCGCTGCTGGCGCATGAATACGGCCAGATCAGTGAGGAGGCCATGGAATGGGGCCGGGATGTGGCGCTGTTTTGCGCGGATAGCCTCGCCAAGGGTTTGGCCGAAAACGTGTCGGACACCGAGTGGGGGGGGTTTTTGAAGAAGCTTTTGGGGTACGTCAGGGAATCGGGGACGATCACGCACACGGCGCTTCTGAAAAAGTTCAATTCTGCCCGGCAGCGGGATTTTAAAGATGCAATCATTCAGCTGATTGACTCAGGAGAGCTTGACTACGACGAAAAAAAGGGTACAACTGGAAAAACCGTTAGATATTATAGAGTTAGAGGCAGAGATAGTTAGCAAGTTCGCGGATAGTTCGCGGATTTTTGCGAACTAAAGCGCCTTGATATTTAACGGAAAAATCGGTTAGTTCGCAGTTCGCAACACCCCCCCTTCCCCTCCGAAAGGAAAAAATGGGAAGGGGGGGTGTTGCTATGTGCGAACTAACTACCTTTATACGTAGTATAAGAGAGAGAATTATTAATTATTATCATATAGATAGAGTAGGAAACGGGATGGGTGAGATAGTTCGCGGATTTCGCGCGAACTATCGCGAACTGATCGAACTATGTAGTTATAAAAAACCCCGGCGCAATGGCCGGGGGTGTTCTGGGGATGGTGGTTGCTACTTCCGCCGCCGCCCGGTCTCACGGGCCAGCCAGTCCAACAGATCATCCAGTCGGGTTTCCATCCGCTCAGCTGCCATTTGAACGCGTAACAGATCATCCCGGTGTAGCATGGTGGTGTGTTCAGGCAAACCGTACAACCAAGCGGCCATGGCCTCCAAACTGTTACAACTGGCATTTGTGACGTTTGCCGGGTTCAGGAAAATATCATTTTCGTTCGCGGGGGGTGTGGTGTTCATGGTGGAATGCCTCTATTTCGCGTTTTAAAAACGTTTCTGATGGGGTCTGTGAATGTTTTGGCATGGGGTATAGCCGAAAGCGTTAAAAACGCTTTCTAGGCCGTTTTTTCAAGCCGGTCACTCTGCCCGGTCAAAATTAGGAATAAGTGCCAAGCGGCGCGGGGCATTTTGGACGCTCCAGTTTCCCAGTTCGACCAGTGGCGATTGCTGGTGTACAACAACTGCCCAGCCTCATACTGTGTAAGATTTCCGGCCAGACGTGCCGCCCGGATTTCATCCGGCAATGGATGTGGCCGCATGTCTCGCCGTGGTTGATATTTGCCGTTTTTGGTAATGGTCATTGGTGCAATACTCCATTTTTATTGCTGGCACACAATAGCGGCGGCCTTGGAGCCATCGCAATATTGCTCAGGATCAAAATTATCACGCAATGCAGACTCAAGGATTGCAAAACCGATAAATACCCACACAATGCTGGATAAAATCAGGCATACGGCGTTTTTGGTGGTCATGGTATTATCTCCTGTTAAAATTTGGGGCGGCGTGATTGCCGCCCTGTTGAAATTATGCTGTAAGTTCTGCCAGCAATTCTTCGTCGCTCATGTCGCAAGGCACTGTGGTTTTGATAAATTTTTGCAATTCAAGGTTTTCGATGATCAGCGCATAGCCCAGCCGGATTTGAGGATTGCGAGCACGTTGCATTTTTTTGCTGATGTCTGTATGCGTCGCTTCAATGGTCGCAACGTCCATTTGGCGGATTTGGTTTACAATTTCTTCAAGTGTCATTTTTGTATTTCCTGTTTTGAGATGGGGGAGGGCGCTAGGCCCTCCGGGTATTCTTGGCTGGCGTAGTAGTAAAATTCTTCTGCCAGCGCTTCGAGGTATGCTTCTTCTTCTGTCATTTTGGCCCTCTCAGATCAGTTGGTTGCTGACTGCCTGATTGCGGATCTGCCTGAGCCATATTTTACCCAGCGCCAGCGCAACAGAATCAAAATCGCTAACAATGCTGCCATCTTGGCGGGTCAGTTCGATTCGGATGTCGGTAATGTCGGCCGCAACATCCGGCTCATCATCAAACCGCCCGTGCTCAACAGTATCAATCTCAAACGTCAGGCTTTTGATTGCTTTGGCAAAGGTGCCGTTGGCAACTTCATCGTCCAAAACCAGATCGGTAAGGTCTTGCGCGTCGATGTAGGTGGTGGTCAGCGTTTTGTATTCGGTGCGGGTCATTTCAGGTTCTCCGTGAGGCTTGATTGCCCTCTATGAAAAAGAGTGTATCCCTTTTTTTTCTAATGCGCAACAGTTTTTTTTTGTGCAAGCGCGTTTTTTTGTGCCTCTTGCGCATCGCCTCGAGAATTGTTAAATTGTGATGAAGATCAGGAGGAATTATGCCCGCAGGCAGGCCGACAAAATATGATCCGGCGATGGTTGAACGGGTTGTGCCGTTTCTGTCGCAGGGGTATAGTGTCGCTGCATTGGCTGCTGAATTTGGCGTTTGTTACGACACAATCAAAGAATGGGACAAACAACATCCAGAATTTTCCGCCGCCATAAAAATTGGTCGGCAGGCCGCTGCTAAATGGTGGGAGGATGTTGCGCGCAAAAATGCTATCACTGGCGAGGGTAACGCCACTATGGCGATTTTTGGCCTCAAAAACAGAAATAGGCAAGAATGGGCAGACGTGCGCCAACTCGATAACGTATCCAGCGACGGCACAATGTCACCTAAATCAGAACTGACCGTCCGCATCATCGACACGGCAGGCGATGAGTGAGGTACTCATTGCGCGTCGATTCAGGCCGCTGCTGAATCCTGCCCGGTATAAAATATGTTACGGCGGGCGCGGATCGGGTAAATCGTGGACTATCGCGCAAATGTTGGTGCTGCGTGCCGCGCAAAAAACAACCCGCATCCTGTGCGCCCGTGAATTTCAAAACAGCATTGCTGAATCTGTCCATCGCCTGATTGCTGATAGCATCGAACGGATGGGGATTGCGCATTTATTTACCATTGAAAAAGCCACGATCTATTCACAAAATGGCAGCCAGTTTCTTTTTGCCGGGATCAAAAACAATCCCACGAAAATCAAATCGCTGGAAGGCGTGGATATTGCATGGGTTGAGGAAGCGGAATCCGTCTCGGCGGAATCATGGAACGTGCTGATTCCGACGATTAGAAAACGCGACTCTGAAATATGGATGTCGTTCAACCCGCGCAACATCCTCGATGAAACGTATCAGCGGTTTGTCGTCAACCCGCCTGAAAATGCAGTCCTGATTAACGCAAACTGGAACCATAACCCTTGGTTCCCCGACACCCTCCGCGATGAAATGCTGGCAATGCGGGAACGTGATCCCGAGCTTGCCGCGCACATTTGGGACGGTGAACCAGTTGCCGATACCGCGCTGGCAATCATCAAACCGGAATGGATACGCGCCGCAATGGATGCGCATTTGAAACTGGGCCTGATGGCCTCGGGCGGTGTTATTGGCGGGTTTGACGTGGCTGACGAGGGTGCAGACGCTAACGCCCTCGTGCTGCGTCATGGGTGCATCCTGACGCATCTCGAAGAATGGCGTGATCGTGATCCTAACACCGCAGCCCGTCATGTGTTCGCCCGCGCCCTCGATGCCCGTGCGGATCTTGTGTATTATGATAACATCGGCGTTGGAGCTGGGGCTAAAGGCGCAATTCGGGAAGAACTGGCCGCCGTGCATTACAAACTCACCCCGCCGCGTTTTGAGGGGTTCAACGCCGCTGCATCGGTGGTCAATCCAGATGGCTGGTACGCGGATGGCAAGCGCAATCGGGATATGTTCCTCAATCTGAAAGCGCAGGCATGGTGGGGCCTCGCTGACCGATTCCGCAACACGTTTGACGCGGCACATGGCCGCCCGTATGATGCCGAACAACTGATCTGCATTCCGTCGACCTTGCCGCACGTCACCAAACTGGCAGCCGAACTGTCACAGCCTCGGCGTGAATTTCTGAATGGCAAGTTCCGCGTGGAATCGAAAAAGGACATGGCAAAACGCGGCATCGCATCGCCTAACCTCGCCGATGCCCTCGTCATGGCATTTGCACCAGAACAGGCGTTTGACCTGTCGTTTTTAACCTGATAGGATGGCCCCCATGCCACGCAAACGCTCTGCCCCTGTTGTGCCTGCGCCCGTGCCTGCCGCTCATACGGACGGCGCGTACCTGAATGTGTTCGCCAGCGTCGGCAACAGCCGTGACCGCGCGGCAGCTACCCGCGCCACCGCGCCGCTCAAACTCGATCAAACATCGCTGGAATGGCTATACACTGGTGACGGGTTCGCCCGCAAAATCGTGGATATGCCGGCAAATGAAATGGTGCGTGCAGGATATGATATTGAAGGCATTGAGGATGACGACGCCGTCAAATCGACGCTTGAGGATATTAACGCCATTCCGCTGATTGCCAAGGCTTTACGCTGGGCTGGCCTTTATGGTGGCGCTTTGATCGTGGCGCTGATTGATGATGGTGCTGCAGATCTCACTGAGCCGCTGAACGTCAACCGCATCAGGGGAATTGATCAGCTGCGTGTCTATGATCGCTGGCAAGTATCACGGATGGAGAAATACACCGACCCAGCAGATAAACGGTTCGGGCAAACCAAAATTTACAACATCAGCCCACTTGTCGGTACGCCTTACTGGGTGCATGAATCCCGCTGCATACCCGTGGACGGCATGGATGTACCGGATCGCGTCCGCGATGAAAATGATGGCTGGGGCGGATCGCGCTTGCAACAGTGCTGGGATCAACTTAACAGGTTCAACCTGTCGCACCACTGGGCCAACAGCCTGCTCGAACGCGCACAGCAGGCCGTGCATGGAATCCCGAACCTGACAGACGTGCTGCGTTCCCCGAACGGCGAGACGATGGTACGCGCCCGGATCAATGCCGTGGATATGGCCCGCAGCGTCAACAACACCATCGTGATTGATGCCGCCGAATCTTATGACCTCAAAAGTACCTCACTTTCTGGCGTGTCTGACATTATCGACCGTTTCAGCCTTGCACTTTCTGCCGTGACCGGGATGCCGGAAGCCATCCTATTTGGCCGCGCCCCCGGTGGCTTGAATAGCACTGGCAAAGCCGATCTTGAGAACTGGTACGCCGGTATCATGCAGCAGCAGGAAACCGTCCTGATGCCTGTTCTTGACCAGCTGATTGCGTGGACGCTCTACGCCCAAGGGCGCTACACGCCCGATTATCAGGTGGAATTTGAACCGCTGTCGGTTCCGTCTGAAAAAGAAGTGACGGAAACCCGCCTTGCGCAAGCCAAAATCCACGAAATTTACGTTAACATGCAGGCTCTTGATCCGTCAGAGGTGCGCCGTGAATTGGGATCGGATGTGGCAGAAGTTGAAGGCGACGTTGAAATTGATATGGGTGAGGACGATGGCGCAGAAGCGGAATAAACTGGATGAGATTGTTCCGGTTGCCATTATTCTAGATGGTGAGGGTACGCCTGTTGCCGATCCTGCCCTTACAATGCAAAAGCCGCGCCTCAAAATAGACAACACGTTCTTCCTGATGATCTCCCTCACAGCTTTCCTTGAGATTGGTTAAACCCATGGCGTACACCGAAAACAAACAGGTTCCCGGCCTCGACCAACTGACCGGATCGCTCGACGGCACGGAACAGCTGATTGCGTATCGTGCGGATCAGCCAAACGGCCTCACCCGCGTGGCGATGTCGGATGTTGCTGATTTCTGCGGCAAGGAAGCGTCGGAGCCTGTCACGCCGATTTACCAGTTCTCGACCGCCCGCCGCCTGATTACAGGCACAGCCAAGGTTGGCGAAGTGTATCGCGCTGACGGATCATCGGGAAATTTTGCCTTTGATGCCAACGGCTTTGCTGACACTGCAAACATGGCGTCCTTCCTTGGTGTTCAAGACGGATACTGGGGCGTTATCACCAACAACGCCGCCGGGCAGGTGGATTTTTTCCGTCCGACCAGCGCCGATGCTATCGCCAATAGCCCGCGTGTAAATCTCACGGGATTTAATGGCCGTCCGTGCATGGATTTTGTGACGGCTGGTAAATCGCTTTATGATCGCAACGCCGCGCAGATTGAAGCCAACAACATCACGGCGCAATTGGTTTTCAAGCCGGGATCAACAACCAACAGCCAAGCGTTGTTTTGGATGCAGGGCGCATCTGACGCGCAATCACTGGCATTCAGCCACAACGGCGCAACAAATGGCCGCATCGGGTTTTATCAGAACGGCGCATGGCAATACACAGGCACACCGGCCAGCAACGGCGCACAAGTTCTGTCTTTCATCTGTTCGACCACTGACGGCGTGACGGTTCTTGTCAACGGCCAGATTATTGCCACAGGCCTGACATACTCGCCAAGCGCATTCTACAGCGCACTCCAGATCGGCAACAGCTTTGGCGCAGTGGGGCCATTCACGGGCTTAATTGCTGAGGTGCGGCTGTGGTCTGGCGCTATGGCTGTCTCGACCATGCAGCGGCTAGATGCCGAGGCGATGTCATTTTACCGCATCGACAATGCAGGCGGCCTGTACAAAGCTACCGCTGGCGATTCCGACATGGTGCTTGTGCGCGATACCGCCACGGGCGTGTTTAATGAGGTTCCGGCCTCTGGCCTGCCCGGTGCCGGTGGCGCTGAATCAATCACGTTCAATCCTGCTGATTATGGCGCTGTTGGTGACGGTACGACCAGCGATGCTACGGCATTCACCAATATGCTCGCAGCAATTTCTACGACTGGCGGTGGCAAAATCCAGCTGGATGATCTGTCTTATTCTATTAACAGCCAGATCAGTCTTGCATCATGGTCAAACACCACAATTGACGGTAACGCCATTGGTGAGCTGACAAAAACAAGCGCCAATACGCTGCGTATCATTAGTGCTGGAACCAGTGGATCGCCGCATAGTTTGACCACGCCGCAGGTAGAGAACGTTCACTTTCAAAACCTGACCATTCAGGGCCTCGGCACTATTGCCGGAAACAACGCGAGCCTGATCA